ATATCGCCAGAATTATCTAAAAAAGCCATATGTATAACTCCTCATATGTTAAATAGTAATATAATTTTAATTTTCTTTTAATTGTAAACTATGAATTTGTTTCTTGTTTTTTCTGAAACGACAAATTTAAATCTATTTTTTTACCACTTGATTTAGAAGTCAGGCGGATTTTGTATTTTTTCTTAGTCGTTTCGTCTGAGAATGCGCTGTCTATATTATCAGCTGAAGTACTGTAAAGTTGCTGCAAGCTAGGTTTAATGTACAAGTATTTTTGCACCTCTCTAAACTTCTTTTGAGGTACTTTTGGCTCTATATCAACAACCCTTATAAGTGGCTTAACAGCTCCTTTTTCATCAATTAACTCTACTTCGTAAACAGGTGATGGATTTGATATGTTACCACGAATATCAACGGCTCTAAAGGTATAATAGTATTTTGTGTTAGGCAGTATCTTTTCTTCAAAAATATTACCATCAAAAGTGTTATACAAATCAAAATCAGCATAAGACGTTGGTCTATTTTTAATTCTAAATATTTGAAATCTCTGCACAGGATCATCAGAACCAAACTCAACTAAACCGTCTGGGGACACTTGAGCAGCCAATATTTTTTCAAAAGCTGCTGTATCGCTATCTAAAATAGAAACAGGTAGTTGCCTATAACGATCTGAAGATCCAAATAATAAAAACTTGAGCCTGTTATTAACAGCGTAATAAGGTACAATGTCTACACTAGGTGGCACCGGAGGCACATCCATAATCATAATATCAGGTGTTGTTATAATTTTATCCTCAACAATCTTAATTAAGGGATCTACCTGCACAACAACTTTAGCACTGAATTGATAGCCTTCATTTTTTGCTTGACCATTTATGCCTGCAAGACCATTATTATCATAAAATGTTTCCAAACTAGCAGCACTAATCTTAGGATCTTCTACAGGCTGCGCTAGTAACTTTTCATACTGCTGGTTTATAACAGGGTCGGTGCTGTTGTCCTCTTGTGTCCAAAAATACTTGTATGTTGAGCCAAACACAATTCTCTGTGCATATACTTCATATTTGTATACATCATCATCTGTTTTAGAATATTTTAATTGTGTGTCAACATACTCAGCAATATCCAAATCAGATGTGTTAGGTATCAGAATATATTGTAGCGGCACAAAATTGTTGCCTTGCTTTTTATACTTTACAATTTTATAGAAAAGATCTTCTGTGTATGCCGGCTTGCCTGTAACAATATCTTCATATGTTCTACGAACTTCTTTGTACTTTTGCAACACTTGCACCTTAAGCGCAGCTCCAACAAGTTTTTGATATATGATATTCTTATCTTCGTTTAAGTTAATAGGATCGTTGAAATCGTCTCTGATAAAGACCATATTATTTCTTATGTCAGATGCGGCTGAAAAGAACGTAAGCTCGTCTATTGTTAAATGTTCAGATATCGGATCGCCGGCCAAAGTGTTTAATAAAGAAAGCATATCAGCACTAGCACGCGGCTGAGCAGGGAGCAATGTGTTCGCGCTACTTTGTATTTCTGCAGAAGCTAAATCAACAAATGTGTTTTCAGAATAGTAATCATAAAAATTAATTTGCTGCTTGTCCCAAGGGGTGATAAACGAACCTCCAATCTGAGGCGTGCCATAAACCAAGCGCTCCTGAGCATAAAGTGGATCGCTCGCAGCCAATGCATCATCATAAGGCGTAAAAGATTTTAACAACATTACGCGAGAGAAAAAGCGAGTCAATAAATAGTCACGCAGCAAATCACCGATTGAGGTGTTTAGCTCTGCGGTAAACTCAAGCCGAAAGTAATATGGAAAGTTGTCTTTGTACTTATTAATTTTGTCTGCGATTTTAACAAAATTTGGGCTGAAAGCGACACGAGTCAAGGCGCGTTCCAAAGCGGTGATTCTATTAAGCAAATCGTTAGAAAGCGGCGTTGCATCAGGTTGTAGTGGCGTGGCCTTAAACGACAAAACGTTTGCATATGCATCTATATAATCCTCAAACAAAGCATTTTTATTAATGTTTTGTGAATCAAAATTTAAAATTCTTTGTAAAATCTGATTTTCATTAATGCTTGTAAACGTAGCTTCGCCTGTGTTTTGATCAACTTTCCATCTTGTAAGAAAGCCGTATAAAGTAATCAGTGTCTCCAGTGGGTATTTGTTAAAAAGCTCAGTATAAACATCGCTTCTAGTTTGCGTTAGGGTTGTTCCATCGCCAGTATACCAATTGTCTATTTCATCTATAAGATTATTTAGCATAGCGAAGTCGCCACCCTCAAGTACTTCATTGTTCAAGAACCGCACGAAGCCATACAAGCTAGGCAGTGAATTGTTCATGTCTGGCCTAGAGCTTAGGGTGTCTTCGTATTGCTTGCTGTCAACAGCCTCGTTATAATATGTTTCAAAATCTGCATAGAAAGCTTTGCCAACTGGCTGCTTAGACATAATTTCTTGAGGCGTGAAAGGTGATGCTGATTCGTAATATAAATCGTAAAACTCAACTTCTGGTTTGATCAGCGGCTCTGACTGCGTGCCAGCAACATCTACACCTGCTTTTACATATGCTAGCCAATTGTTAAAAGAGTCCTGAAAATTCTTTTCTGTGTCTTGTGTTTCTGCAACAAATACAACCAGCTCGCGAGTACTTACTTCCCCATGTTCCTCTATGCCAGGAGGATCACAAAAATCAACATTGATTTGAGAATTAGAAAACAGCTGCGCAGGTTCTCTTGTTTTTACTAACTGGCCATCAACGTAATCAAAGTTTAATCCCACAGCAATTCTAGCTTTGTCAGTATTTTTTTCCGGCTGCGTTGGGTCAACTGGCGTATTAAAGTATTGCGCATCAAGTTGATTGATTGCTATCTCATCTGATAGTTTGTTATTATTTTCTGCTGATCTTGCAGAATTAAAAAACACACCGGAGTTAAAAACTTCTTTTCTTTTTCCTGTTAACTTGCTAGTCATTAGTAGCTACCTCCCCCACCTGAGTATCCGCCCGTTGACGTTGCTGCAGGGGCTGCTGATGGTGCAGTGCTGACTGCAGCAGGTGGACCAACAGAAACTGCAGGTGCTGGGCTAGAGGCTGCAGAAGGTGTAGGAGTGGCTTGAGGCGGTCCACTGAAAGCGATAGTAGTTTGCTGGCCTAAAGATTTTTGATCGTCTTGCTTGTCCCAATCAACTGAGCCAAATTGTTTTGTAGTTTTTTGTTGCTCAGTAGTTGGTTGCTTTGCTAGCACCTGATCAAATGCACCATAACTAGAAACTTTGGTCTGTGTCACAGCGCCTTCTAAAGCAGTGCCGGCAAGAACTGTGCGGCCTCCAGGTGCGTTGACATCTAATATAAAGTATCTGTCAATATAAGGCAAGAAAATATTGTTAAGGGCATCATCATACACAGGTACCATTCTACAGAATAATTTGCTTGTGTTAACTAAATTATTTATATCCTGTTCAGTTATTGATCGCCAAGACGGTTCATCATCTTTAGCAGCTGGGCGGTTGCCAGAATAGGTAATTGATGGTATGTATACCTCTATTTTCATATACATACCATAGTTAAACAGAATAATAGGCAAATTATCTGCTGGGGCGCCAGATAACACTCCGTCTAAAGTTAGCTCATATATCTGGTTTAAAGAAGCCATCTGTGGTTGCGTATTGTCACCGAACATAAACTTATAAGCTATGGGTGCACCAATAATAAACTGAGCATAATCAGCAGAGCCTAAATCAAGTTCGTCTAAAGCTTCTTGAGCTATAGCCTGAAAGTCAGTGACAGGCTTTAGTTTTTTCATATCAGGTGCTTCAATCAAAGTTTGTTTTCCATCATATAATATTTTCTGGTATACGTCTTGTGTTAGCGCTGTAGAATCAGAATATTCTTCTTGTACTATTAATGGATAAATTGTTGGTTTTGCAGCTTTTGTAACTCCTGGACGTTTAATAAAATTATCGCCATAAAGAGTTTTTGCGTTTTGCATTGTATGCAGTTGCAAGCCAACATCCTCAAACAAGTTTTTGTATCCTTCACGAATTTTTAGCTCGTCTTCATTAACATCCTCATCCGGCAAGAATTTATATTTATTCCCCTCTTGATTTAATGTAGAATTAAGCACAGGGAACTCAAGCTGAACTGAAGAATCAAGATCTCTTGTGCTTCTATAGTTCATATTGTAGTTCAACATTGATATGTAAATTTGCTTATTATTAACAAAATCAAAAAACTTTTGTGAATAAAGTTGATCTGTTGGGTTTGGAGCATCAGCTGTGTCACCAGAAGAAAGATACTGCACAGCGTTCGGCGAAAAAGAATCGTATCTATAAACTTTTGAGCCAGCAGCGTATTGTATAACTGAGGGTGTTAAAAATGTATAAGCCGTGGTAGCATAAGTCCCAATGGGAAAACTTACTGCATCTGCAATATTCTGATTAAATGCTTCACCGCGAGCATTAGGCGAGAATTTTGCCACGTCTAATCGTGCTCTAGTTGTAAAACTATCTCTATTCAATCTTTTTAAGCCGTTAAAATAATAAGACTGCTGATCAGGCAAAGAAAGGTAATCTATATAGGTATTGTCTTCTGTTGTTGCCTCAAACAAGTTGTAAAACGCATGACTGTCTTGTATGGTTGATATTGTTGGAGACGTCACAGGCAATCCTAAATCATTAAGACTTTGTTCGTTTAGATGGCTTTTTGTTGTGAGTTCAGTGCCTGTGCTTGTTAATGTTTTCTGAATTGACAATATTGATTGAAGTGTTGTCAACGCTGAGTCAGCTATGTCAATAACTGCCGCGATGCCTTCTGGCGAGCCATATTGTGGCTCTATAAGAGGAAACAAATCTTGTAAATTAAAGCGCTTGCCTTGAGAGTTCACAATGTTAAATATATCTTGCAATCTTTGCAGCTGCTGTAAGATATTTTCCCAAGGTTTAGTGCCGCTAAAAGCTTTGTTAGCTGCCCCATTTGGTGCATAAAATTCTGCGTGGAAAGCACCATTCTGATAATAAGGGCTAGATCTTTTAAACTTTACATTTTCTGTTGAAAGGCCAGCGACAGAACTTCTTGTATCAAAAACGTTTTTTGCGTATGAGCCAATAGACAGTTCATAATAAACTTCCATGTCTCTTAAGGCGCTCACTAAATCAATCATCAAGCTACGAACATAGTCATAACTGCCATCGTTAAATTCTATATCAATAGAATATTCATAAAGACCAGCTGAATAATTTCCCACCTCAAAATCTGTAAAAGTAAAGTATCTTTGCAGATATTGTTGTCCCATATCTACTTCTGTAATTCCTGTTGTTTGGTTTGGCGTGCCATATTGATCTAAATCGTATATACGACCCACCATCCTAGGTGCTTCCTCGTATATTGTATCATTGCCAAAAGTTTCTGGACGATTGCCTATTATGTCACGCTGGATACGGCGTCTATTAAGTTTTAGTTGTAAGATTTTAGAACGATTTAAAATATTTTCTACCAATTCTGGCATTCTATTTTCAGTCGTATCAGATGACGCATTGTACACACCATCAAATAACATAGCAAAAAGCTCTGAATTGTTATATGCGAACTGTATCATATCAATAAAAAACAAACCGCGTGCGTTGTTGTCTCTATCTCTGTTAACATAAAGTTTTGAAAACTCAGAATCATTGTCATAATATTTAGCGCCGGATGTCAAAGGGCGAAGAGCGCTGGACTGACCATTTAAAGGACCAAATTTTGAAACATACTTCTTGCTTAGCTTGTCAAATGGTGACAGAAAGTCAGAGACTGCGTTGTTTTGTGCAGCGTTGAGGCTTTTTACTACTGTATCTTGCCCTAATCCCAAAACACCATCAGCTAAAGATCCTTTTGCAGATGAAGTAAAGTCTTGCAATTTATTGTTGGAAGCCAAAACAAGAGATAATTTTGGCTGATCGGCACCAGGTTGATGCTGCTGGCCCGTCATCCATCCTTTGTTTTCACCAAAAGTCCCGTCTCCTGCATAGCCATTGGCGTCAGGATTTATGCCAGAGGCGTGCAGGTGCACTGAACCGTCCCAAACTCTGCCATCTGGCAACACAAAAGCCTCTCTTGTCGTGGACGGTTGACCACTTTCATAGACAATCTCGGTGTTAACCGGCCCCTCTATAATAGCACTCTCTAGTATTTCATCGGTGTTAAAATCAACTGAATCAACCACACCTGTATCAACCATAAACTCTCTAACGTCCAAAAGAGTATAAAACAAAAATCCTAAGTTTCCAGAAGATGTTGGATCAAATTGATGCGTTGTCTGAAAAGGTATTACATAATAAGCTTCGCCATATTTTATTTCTTCGCGGATTTGACCGTTCGCGATACCATCTGCAATTGCGTCTGCAGAAGATATGTTTCCCAACAAAGATGAATTAGACAGTTGATATCTTTTAAATTGTTTAGATGTTATATCATCCTTACTTAGGTAAACAAAATTTTCTGCTATATTAGCTGTGATGCTGCCAATGGAGGCGCTCTTGATTCTTGGAAGATATCCATCTTCTAGAAATAAATTTGCAGAGTACACATTTTGTGTGTAATTTTGTGTCGGCGGTTTAGTGCTAGCTTTTAGTTTCGCAATATTCGCAGTGCCTGTGAACGGTATGACCTGTATATACATTGAGTCCATTATGTTCTTGCCAAGTATGTTTAAGCTATTCAACCAATTAGACTCAGTTAAGTTACTGACTTTTTGATAAACCTCAAGCTGCAAAGTTACATTGACTAGATTTGAGTCGTTGTCACCCTCAGCAGAGGAGTTTTCTAGAATAACTTTTCTACAGTAAACATGTGGCAAAAAACCCGCACCTGTTACTAAATCTTCTACTGTGGCCATTAACAGATTTCTCCTGGTATGTCGGCTTCATCCTCGTATATATTAAATACTGCTTTCTTTCTTTTATTAATAATATCTTGACACTCTTGTGTTCTTGGATCAGCGAACACGCCAAGTGTCTGGTCAACATCTGGATCCAGCTCGCAAACTAACTCTTGGTCAATCTCTTCATCAATCAGTATATCTAGATAATAGTCAACATAATTTGGATCTGTTTCAGGATCAAAATCAGCCTCTTCAGTCACAATGCCGGTTGCAGATAAAACTTCCTGCTGCTCAGGAAAGCGAAGAGGCCTAAGTGTTTCTATTACAGTGCCATTCTGGTTTTCTTCTTCTATCTCAAATACTTCAATATCAAAATTTTTCTTCTGAAAAAAACTATTGTTTTCGGATACTTTTAATAAAATAAATAAGTCTTTTTCTTCGGAAACGATTTCATAATCAGCAAGAAAAGGCCCTTGCTCAAATTCATCTTCCAAAAGCTGATCTTGAGGATCAAAACCATCAACCTTAACAATAACGTGGCTATCTAACTGTGGAATAAAAACTTTTTGATTTCCACCATTTTTCTCATTTAAATTAATATTTTTTACAGACCCGCTTAAAGATCCATTAAGATATCTAACAGACCAAGAAGGAGCAAACTCTGAGTTAACATCGCTCATACCCATTGGTGACGGCAGATAATAATTTTTTTCAGGTGTTCTTTGCAGTGTTTCATCTCCAACTTGAGCCTCTCCGGTTACAAACACTTGTGTATACTGGTTTGCAAACTGCTTGTCTAAAGAAGAAATGCTTATTTGTGTTTTCATAGTTGGTGTTTCGCGGATTCGCTTTTCCGAATCATTCTGCAATTCGCTAATGCCGGCTTTACTGGAGTCATACAAAACATTATCGTCAAAAAAAGAATAGTATTTTGGGCTAAACTTACCTTTGGCTAAGAGATGCCTGCCATACTGAGTAAGCTTTAAATCTATAACTTCTTCTTTTTTATCAAAAAATTCCACTAGCTGTCAACCTTTATATCTATATCAATTTTTATTGTCTCAATCAAAGACAAAAAGTCGTAAGGCCAATTAGACCCGTAAACTTCAGAATATTTTACATTATCTAGCACTTCAGTTTGTTTAACCTTTCTAGAATATCCAGAGGAATCTTCATATTTTTTACGAATTGCACCGGATATTTGCTTTGATCTATACTGCTTATAGTTTTTAATACCTCTTTGCTTTACTTTAAATACCATAAATTTTAATTTACTATAAAAATCTCTTGATGTGGCTATGTGCTCTAGACCAACAGAGTTGTCTAAGTTTATATAATCTTGCATCTTTTCACTATTAATAATTGAATATGGCGAAACTAAAAACGACTCCAGGCCTATATTATCTAAAGGCACACTGTCTAAATTGTATACATTACCTGCCACTGCTGCAGCAGCTTGCTCTTTAAAAGTATCAAGAGAGTTAAAGGCGAATGGCGACCCTGGGTTGGCTTGCATGTGCGCTTGTATTATGTTATTTAATTCGTTAATAAATTCTAGATCCCTTCTGTAGCTTGTACTCTCAAGCGGTATAGATGGCATCCACGTAGCTTCGTCAAGATTGCTAATTCCAGAAGTTTTTAAAACTATTTCTTGTACATCTTTTTCTATTTTTCTAGCAATCTCTGGAGGCACACCTTGGTAAATATCGATAAGATCTTGATTGTCAAGCGTTTGGTTAAAAGGCAAAACAATCATTTGAAACGGCTTAACACTTGAATTATAAATAAAATCTAACTCTGGTGGCAATTGATAGCCTGTATTTGTCAATCCAGATAAAATTTCACCGCCTGAATCATAGCCAATTAAATTGGCAATCATTTTACCTACATCAGTTTTTAAAACATTTTGAATTTCGCCATCGGCGTTGCTAGAAAGACCATGGTAATTCTGAATTGCATCTGGCTTAACATACTTTTTAGCTGCTAGCATACTTAAAACATTTTCAAACAATGTTTTGTGTATGGGTAAAAAATGCTTTCCTGGTATTATCTCTCTTGTTGTGTAAAGTTCGCCACCAGGCACAACAGCGCTGCCCTCGCCCCATACTATATCAGTCACACCTGACTCGTCTGAAAAATCAAACAAGTCAAAGGCTTCAAATCCGCCTCTCTCACTTTGACTTATTAATTCCGAGTCAGTAGCGTGCAGTGGAAATCCAGATTTAAATGATGACTGCAATGATGAAGCTATTCGAACTTTATTTTCTAAATACGGTATTATGACTATTGCCTCAGAAACATTTTTTCTATTTGCTATTCTACCAATTGGTATTTTTGCGTCACTAAAACCTAATTTTTCTGATAAACTTCCGGTTTGTTCAATAACTGCTTTTCCTGTGCTATCTGCTTCTATAAAAAAGCCATTAATATCACTAGTTGGTGGAGCGTCAGCAGATCCAATAGAAGATGCTGCAGCTGGAGCTTTTCTTCGACTTGACAAGTCGTCACTAATTGAAATATAAATACCTTTTTCTGAATTTAATGCGTCAGAACTAATAGCTGGATCTGCAGCTGCAACTACTTTAAGAGCATCAAGATTATAAGGGTCGGTGCCATAGCCACCCCACATTCCTTTTCCAGTTGTAATATCGTGATATATATTTTGAATTGATGAATAAAATTTTGTATTTTCTCCTAAAAATTCATCACCTTGATTTGCAATTAAGTCATTTGTTGAGCCAGTGTAAACTGCAGCGTAAGAGGAAGAAAAATCCAACACTGGACAAACCCACCATGGCGCCACGTAGGCTGAAGAAAACTTATCACTTGGCACTCCTATTCTTGACACATCAAAAGCGTCTGAAAACTCTAAGCTTGCGTCAATTTTCATTCTCGTTAAAGAACCAGAAGAAACTGATGATGTTGCCGGCAAAAACAGACAAAGCGCGTTGGCGTCGTTTCCTGTTAGATTGCCGAACGAACCAGTGCCTGTGTCATATTGTTCATAGTAAAAAGAGTTCTTTGTTTTTGTTTCTTCCCAAACTTCTCTAAAGCTAGAATCACCAGCGTTATCTGGAACATATCTAAACACAAAACTACTATCACCATAAAAATAAGGTGGCGTATACGCTTGATAAGCAGGGTCTTGTAGATTGAACATAAAATACGAGTCAAAATCACTTTGGTGGGCGTCTGTGCCAGTATGTGTGCGGACTCTTAAATCAGGAGGATTAGAGCCTGTAAAGTCAATTCCTGCTGCTCCTATAGTATCTAGACCATATGGATAGAATGTACTGCCAACTGCAGATGCTGAATGGGGCACAACTTCAATTGGTGGGCCGTACAAAGCGCCGCGCATTGTTGCCCCGGCATAAAAGTTATCGGAGTTTCTTGGTATGCCTGCGCGTCGTGGGCCTTCACACATAACCTGTCGCGAACCCATTGTCAACTTAACACTCATTAAGTATGGTTTTTCAAGCTCTAAGTTTTTAACGGTTAAATTTTCGCTATCAGATTCATTTTCTAGACCTTCAGGTAGCACAACAGGCAATTTTAAACCTGGAATTGAAACATCTGATGCTTCAACATCTGCCAAGAAAAATCTCATTGTTTCAGACAAATAATTATTAATTGATGAAAAATACCTATATGCTCGGGGATTTTTTCCTTGCAGTTCTCCTGTAAAATATCCTTCGTTGGGAATTAAAGCTCCAGGGTGGTTAAGAATTGTATCGGTCTCTCTTCCAGGAATTGCATAGCCGGGATGATGTGAATTTGCACTTTGTGGTCTTGAAAACAGACCTGGCGTGAACAGAGGACCAGCCCCATTCTGGGTAATAAAAGCTCTGTCTAAATCTATAAAATCAGTAGGCAAATATATAGCATCTGTTGTATATATTTTATCAAGTTCTGCAAAATCATATAAAGCCCTAAAAGGCAATCTGGTAGTAGGCGTATTATTTAAAATAGCTGGTATGCAGCGTGATGATCCCATCATTTGAAATCCGCCATAATTAAAGCTTGAACTAGCGGTTGAATTTACTCTTTCATCTGTATGAGGTCGACCGGTGGCGCCTGTGTGTCCTGTGCCACCTGAGCTTGATATGAAGGTTAAGGGGGCATAATACATTGGCATTCTTACAGGAGATGTGCCGAGTTGGGTGTCCAAGTTTTTGTATATGGGCCAATCCACTGCAATGCCAGATTTAATTGAGTTGTATAGCAAGCCAGGAGCAAACAACGGCTCTATCAATGTTTGCTTCGCCAAAGAACTAGTTACATTATTATCATTGTTAGGTAGAGGAAGAAAAGGCCTTGGAATCGACTCATTAGACATCTTGCTAGCATCAAAAAATGCATCATTAAAATCTTTAGATATTTGCAAAGTCCTAGCAACAGGATAAAAACCATTTTTAACTCTAGCTTTTTTAACTGCGTGGCATCTAATTATAATTTCGCTTGGAATTGTGTCTTGGTTGTCTGCAAACCCTTCTTTTTGTTGCATTAGATGAGAAAAATTATCTAACGTATCAGTGTGAGAATATTTTTGATTAAATTTAACAGAGCCCGTAAGTCGCTTGTGGTGGTAACCATGGTTAGACTTTATAGTTTTAAAGCCCTCCATATCATCATACTCAAACAAAGGCCCTAGTGGTGTGAAGAGCACGGCCCCCGTGACTGTCGTGAAACTTTCTATTTCAGCACTAGAGGTAATATCCGCGCCTTCTAATGTAAGAAAATTTAATTTTGTTCTACTCTTAGAGGGATCAAAAGTAATATTTTGTGGCAAGAACAAAATTCTCTTGCGTTCGTCAATATTAGTAGCAGATTTAGTTCTTGTTGAGAAAACATTTTTATCTAAATTTGAATTTAAATTAAGCCTTTCTGTATAATTATCAAGATGCTCTGTTATGTTAAATTCTGGAACAATAGAATGATCGCGGCCAGATTCTTTAATTAAACTAGAAAAATCAGAATATGTGTCATAATTTGGCTGTTGTCCTCTAATTTTGTCTGTCGCATAAAAAGGAGAATTGTAAGGATGTGCGTGCCTATGATATTGAGCAGACGCCATGGTAAGTGTATAGCCGTCAACAAAATCTCTTGCAGGTCCTGAGGGCGCCGAAAAGGTTGGAGTTCCTCCTCCGCCCGTGGCAGTCGCGTAAAAGAATATAGTTGGTTTTGTGCTGTATACAAGCTCTCCAGCGGTACCAGTCAATATAAGACCAAAAGTAGTGGCGTAGGCTACTGGAGCTGAAGCACTAATCGTAGGCAGAAAATAATCGACACCAGGATTGACTGTTGTGTTTTCGCGGGCGGTATGTGGCGTTAAGCCAAGCATTTTTCCTCTACCGCCGATAGAAGAAGTTAAATAAGAAATCGATTGATCATAAATATCTTGCCTTGGATCTAGCGGCCAAGCGCTTAATAGACTTATCTCATTAGGCTGAAATTCTAGATGTTGAACAAAAGCTCTATTGCGAGTTCGGGTGTCTTGAGAGTGAACAATCGGTGCTGACGAAGCGCCAGTGAGATTGTTTTGTTGATTAAAAACAAATCCATTTACAGCATATCTTAAACGCGCATTAAATGATGCTGGATTATTGGGGTTGAATAGATTTTTAGACAATAGTCCGTCATTAGTAATTGCATCTTGAGATAGAACTTCTACTATAGTTCTTCGATCGCCGCCTAGTTTTTTGTAATTTACATCCTGTAAAAGTCCCAAAGAATTTTTTGCTACATTATTAGTTCTTAGTCGCGAGGTACCATCTGATACAGCATTGCGGACTGGGCCTCCTTCTTTAGACTGATTGGAATTCCAAAATAAACGTTGTTCGCCCCAAGTTCTATCATAGCCATTTGATCCAGTGCCCGCAACTTCTTCAAAATTTGGTCTTTGCAGCTTAAAAGCTCTGTACGCATTAATCTCTCTTGGAAACAAACGCTCAGAATAAATAAAATTAAAAGCACCTGCAGATTTAGCACTATGAAAAAGTTTATAATACTGCTGCTTTCTTTTATCAAAATAATTTTTTACTGTGCCGGTTAAAGGATTTCCAGACGACAAATTTAACCCTGCATTTAAATCATCATTTGTGAAAAAATGCATTTGGTTTGTCATTGCCTGCACGCCGACCAGCTCGCGACCATCATTTGTATTAATAGAATATCTAAAAGGCTTATACTTTGTAATTAGGCTTGGTTCATAATAGTGCCTAAGTGTTGCGTTATTGTATTTAACCTTGGCGCCAAGAAAGCCCAATTGATATATGTCCTCTTCAAGCAAAACTCTTTGTTTTTCCTCGCCTATCAAACGGTCAAAATTAGTACGATTGTCTTTAAACTTGTATATGCTGTTAGCATCAGTAGGCCGTGGATTATTTATCTCAATAGACATCGTATTGTGAAGTCTTAAATGACGAGCCACTGGATGATCATCGCCGCTAATTTGCTTCCAAGAGGGGTGCTGGTAGGGACCATTTCTGTGCAGCAGTAAACTATTAATTTGGTTAGGCTGAGTTCCTGCCATTGATTCTATAGCAGAATTAAAATATATTGTAGTTGCTGGACCAGCAGGATATCCTAGCGTGTTAGACGACGCGGTGATAGGCTCGTTGATCAGTGTATTTAAGCCAACAAAGTCAACTTTGATATTGGCTGATCCTGTTAAGCTAGCCGTTATAAAATTTAATGATCCACTTAAAGCCATAATTACCTCAATCCTATCATATAATTAGATTATTTTTTAAATTATTGATGCTGTAATCCATCTTGTTTGCTGATCTGTTCTCGGTATCATATGAGAAACAAAGGCATTATCAAAAGAAGATGCCGTAACAAATGTTGCAGCTAGCGACAAAGGATCGTCGCCTATGAACTCAATTCTCTCAATATTATTTCTATGATATTTATGTCTGGATGCGTCGCCTGTTAGAAGATAATTATTTGAGTTTATTGTGCCCCTTGCCTCAACGCCAAACACTCTAGCTGTTGGATTCGTGCCACCAGTAAACAAGTTAGAATTAGTTACTGTAACGTTAGGTATATTAACTGTGATCGCAGTATTACCTTTCTTCCCAACGACAGCTTGTGTTAGCAAGACAAATTGTGCACCGTCAGCAAGAGCTGGGACTGAAGATACTTTTATTTTTCCAGCATGTCCGTTTGAATGCTCAACTGCTTTTTTAAACTCAACTAAGAAATTATTTTGCCTGCCGCTAGACAAATCTAGACTTATTGCTATAGCGCCGTCTTCAGTAGGGCCTGCTGTTGATGTGCCTGTGTCTGTGTTATCTGCATCTGACAGGATAGTTCCCGTAGCAGTGTCTCCATCAGAATTAGAATCTGTGATCACATATCTTTTTGTGGTTCCGTCTGTTGAGGTTAATGTTATATGCTTTTGTTCTGTCATACCAATTGCAGCGTCGCCGTCAGCGACGACAACTCTGACTGTTGCGGCTATACCATTTGTATGGCTGCTGACTCCAAATTTACCTTGATGAGCCTGTAGTTGCGTGTTAAGCACTGTTCTAGAAGATAAATTTCTAAAATTAATTTCGTTATAAGCTGAATATGTTTCGTGTGCTGGATCTAAAAATCCACGCGATAAAGTCTCAAAACCACCAGGTGAGCTAAATCTTGTTTTTATTCTTGTTCTATTTTTCACTGAGCCACTAATAAAAGATCGATTTGGTAATGTAAAATCTTTGTATCCTAGCTGAGTTCTTACAGTGCCAGGTATCAATCCAAGCACATCCTGTATTCTACCACCTGAGCGTAATAGCTCTGGTGTTGATGATTGCAGCTGATCTGAATTTTTAACAAACCAAGGATCATTTGCTTCGGGAGACACAGTATTAATGTATTCATAGCGATCTAAAAAGTTGCCAGCTTGCGTAGGTGAAGAGCCAGTCATATGTATATTTTTAATGTTAACTGGTCTTTTTGCAAACTCTGTTCTCATCATAGTTGCATATGGACGATTATGATTGTCATATGTTGGGTGCATAAGCTTAAATGAGTCTTGAGGGGCACTAGCTCCGAAAGCATTTTTAATAATATTAATAGAGTCAATTGCGATATCACCTAAATGAGTAATACCAGCAGTATACAAAAATCTAATATAAAATCTTCTACCTATAAAAGGGGCAAGACCTGCGCCAAGACTAGTTTCGGTTGAAACGGTTGCAGTATTAAAAGAATCACTAGAATTTAGGTGCTGCTGGCCAGCGATTACGGTACTCTGAAATGTAGGCCACTGGACAACAAGATCGTGCACGCCTCTAGAAAAGTTCTTATATGCACTAGCTTGCACCTTTAAATTACCAATATGCAAGCCATGCATGTGGTATCGGAAAGAGAGATCAACTCTACAACCTTCGTCGACTTCTGTAAGATCTACTAAAGGAGTTACTAAACCAAATGTCTGACCAACTTTTGATGGCAAAACCTCGCAATATGCATATTTTCCGCTAGCGGGACCTGTGCCGGCAGTTGGTGTTGGCCCTTCTAAAAATGTCCATGAATTATCTGTCCCAACTCCGTTCCTCCAATATTCATATGGACTAGGCTCGGGAGAGGTTGAGCCAACTGGCAAGCTTAATATATTAACATCTGTTGTTGCAGTGGTAGTTGCAGCAGAAAATGTTTCACTAAAAATAGTTTCTGAATCAGGAGACAAATTTAAAAAAGACTGCAGATGCCAACCCTCTGGTCTTGTTAGCTGCCCATCAGATCCTTGATTGAGCTTGACGTGACGATGTTGCATACCGCCGACGTATTTCTGCGAGAATGGCCCCTGTAAAGGCACTTCAGCGTCTAATCCATACTTATCCTCGTGTATGTTCGTAAAATCGATTTTAAACTGGCTAGAATAGGCTTTCTGATAACCTGTGTCAACGGACGAAGAGAAAATGCTGAATGGAAGTAAACGACTTCCTTTTCCATCTGTTGCTTTCTGATCATTTAAACCAGAACCATCTGCTTTAGAATCTGCTATTTCTCCAGCTAGCATTGTTAGCGCGTTAATATTGAAACGTTTTTTATTTATTTCATCAGGAATAACCTTGTCATCACAATCGGTTTTCTGTATTTCGTTATCAACATCCAAGAAAATAAAATCATCGTCACTAGCCCACTTAATCACGTTCTTGTAAAAATCATGTTTATTAGTTAACTGTGAGTTGCCACCGCCTTTTAATTTAATAGAGCGATTAGTTTCTAAGTCAATCAAGCGGCGAAGAGAGCGATTTGAATAGTAGCTTTCTCCATATTTTGTACCATCCGACTTTTTTAATGTGGCTGATGATGATGAGATTTCTGTTATATACGTTTTTAATATTACATTTTTGTCGGCATCAACACCAGCATCACCAGAGGTCAGAGCATCATTCCTTTCTGCTCTTTGTTTCCACCATAAGCAATTGGTGTTCTGGTTTGTGTTTTGATTAGCGTTAACTGGCGCGTGGCCAAGCCTCCAATTATATTTTAGCTCTTCTATACCATGAGTTGACAGCACTGGCTGTGGCACTTTATTTTCTAATGTTGGTAACTTGTTCCAATATTTGTTGCGTTCTAAAATATGACTCTCAACCATATTTCGTAAAAGCTCTACTGTATTAGATGAGGCAGGTATTAATTGTGTAATCATTGTTCCAATAGCGTCATCAATCCATTTAAAATATTCAATAAATTTTTCTAAATCAGGCTGGTTCTCTACTTTTTCAAAAAATAAACTTCTTAGTTTTGATAAGGCCTTGTATTCTGGCCTATATCTGTTAGCTGCTTCACCGACTATGTTATTAAAATCTATTATAGTTGCAAACATTCTTAACATTTGCTCAGACATAATCTGATACATACTTTTTTCAACAGACAACAAGTGTTGTACGTATGTTGTATCTCTTGTAAACAGCACGTCATCTTGCTTGTTTAACACCTTGACCATATCATCACTGTTAACAACTTCTGGTAATTTTTGCTTTGCAGTTTGCACAAACTCAACGTCAATAGCCTGATCTCGCTGAGCAGAAGCAGATACAAAAAAGTCTCCTTGCGCAGGATAACTTCTTTTACTCACATCACTAAACCAGCCATATCGTTTATTGGCAACATCTGATGCAGATCCAGATGTGGTGTCATGTATGAACATTTGACCAGAGGCATCAGAACCAGTAACATTATCTAAAGACCAGTGGAAAACTAAAGTCTCTATCTGAGGTATTTTTTTATTAAAAAGCCCGTCGTTAGTAACAGCGAAATTAGAATTCTTATATGGATGCAAAGCACCATAAGAAGTCGCATCTTTTCCGTGCGCACGAATTGTCTCATCCTCAAGATAATCTAGCCAAAATCTAACAGATGAAACCTTAACATCAGACTTTCTCTCAACTGATCCAGTAAAGTTTGTTCTTTTTGCACCAGCAAAAACTCTTTTGTTAGAAGTAAAAAACTTAGCTGCATCAGACAAGCTCATTGTGCCAGAAAGAGTGAACTCTTCTTGCTGTATGTTTGACACATAATTGACACCATAAAGCTCATAAGTGTAAGCTGTTGCTGCCGGCAATAGACTTTCATCAACCAAATTAGCTAAATCTTGTTTTGTTGGCCTTAACCTAAACGCTAAGTTCCACTTTTGATTATCGTAAACAGCGCGATAAGAATTATCATTTGTTAAGTTGGCTAAAATTGGCGACGAGCCAGATGTTGCAATTTTAAATTTTACGTTTCTTTTATCATCATCTGGCTTTGTAGCGATAATATTAAAGTTAATTTTATTATCTGTAGCATATGTGTAATTTGTATTCGAGGCGTTAACGGCCTCAAGGCCGAACAAGGACACTTCATCAGAGCCATATAATAAAAAGTTATCATCACCAACAATACTTCTTTTTGGAAAATAAACTTCCGCCTCTAAAGTAAATGCTGCACCTGACATTTGTGTAGCAGTGATTGCTGGTATGTAAGAAAGTGAGTTAGAATCAATAGATGAAGTTACCTGATAAGCTGTTGCTGTAAAAGATTTGTCATACTTACCTGTTGCAGCTAACCTTGTTTCTAGATCATCAAAATCTAAATATCTTTTTCTTACTGCAGTATTGGTAAAGTTGTCTTTAAATTCGTATTCATCATCGTTGGCGTAAATATTAAGCTTGATTAACTCTTCGTCAACGCCAAAACAACGTAAAAAGTTTCTTAATGATTTAAATGTGCCTTTTGTTTTTTGTATGTGACTTAAGTTATTGTAGATATTTTGATAAATGATATTTTTAACTTCGTAAAGTTTTTTCTCAAAAAGTCTTTTTTCGTCACGCTCAAGATATTTTGCGAGAGCTGAAGCGTGCGCAAAAAGTTCTGGTGGGTCAAAACCTCTGTGATCTAACAACCTCTCAGCGAATGGAAGAGGTTTTTCATACAAATTGTCATCTGGATAATTTATATTTTTTAAAGCTGGGAGCGCCTGCATCTGCAAGTATGTATCATCAAAAAAGCTAGCTATAATTTGAGTTAAGTACTTAAGATGCTTTGATTTTTCTTCATCTTCTTCCGCTATCCATCCTGGTAATGACCGGTATATAGAAGCTGGATTTTGATGATCGTGCTGGCGCCCCTCTAATATTTTAGCCTCAAGTAAAGCAGATACACTAGGATGAGAAGAATATATGATAGGATCTTTGAATTCTGATGTTTCAGTGCCAGAGTTTACTATAGCAGATCCTGTATTTCTAGATGTTGTGCTGCTATAATTAACATATGTGCCATTTGTTATTCTGCCAGAATAGTCTAATACAGACGCATCAATACTAGCATCGCCTGTAACACCTTCATTAAATTTATAGTACACTCCCAAGTCAACAAAGTTTTGCTCATCGTCATACTTTATATTGTCAGTGTTTGTTCCACCAGCTATTTGGGCACGCCAATTTCTTCCTATTTGTTGAGCATTTCTTTCTTTTTTCCAAAATCTGAACTCGTCAAAAGAAGCAGAGGTAATATTTCCCCAACCTGCAGCTGCATATTGACCTCCAGCAGAGGAGCTTAGTTGGCCAGCAAGAGCACCGATGGCGCCTTGCATTGCTCCTGTAACTGTATTAATAGTGCTGACGTTAAAAACTTTGGACTTGTGTACGCCATCAACATAAAAATTTAACTCAGTCGCTGAGCCGCTGGTTTTAGATGTAAATGCATAATGATGCCATTTTGAGTCTGCTATGTTTGCTAAGCCAGTGTCAAAAGTGTTTGTTATGTCTGTTGATCCTGAGCTTATCTTAAGAAAGATGCTGCCCGCAGTTGTGCCTCTCACATATAGCTGATATTCTCCGTAAGCGCCTCCAGTTGCACCGTGTGGCGTGGTGTGAAAAACAGTCTCGTGACGTGGAGAAACAGTTGATACCCAGCCATCTTTTTTCATCCAAAACTCTACAGTGTTGCCAAAAGATGGATCGATCTCTAGATTGTTTACGCGTCGAAAGTCTGTATCGTAAATATTTGCTTTTGATATACCAGGTTGGGATGGACCTGCAGCCGGATCGCTTTTAAAGTCACCTCCAGGGTCAGCGTGTGGGCCACCAACAAACTCAACATATTGCGGAGCAGAGCTGCTATAAACATTGTTTGCAACCGTACCTATTGTACTATGTGAACTACTATTAAAAGTTACAAAACCATTAGTCCTTGGGTATTCGTTCTCAAATATAAAAAGGTCTAAGTATGTGCTATCATTTTCCCACTCTGTTCTTTCTGCTTGTGAGCCATCATACGGATATGTTTGATAAATTCTTTTAATTGATGTTTCGTAATATTCTTCTGCGAGGCCAAAGCGTGCAAAATTAGAAGCAGTTGTGAAATCTAAACTCGGCAAGAACCGTGCTCGCTTTGATGAATATGCATTCACGAAGCGATGTGACTCTAAATCTTCACGCAAATCATTGCGAGTTTTGTTTTTTAAAAACTTAAGAGAATAGCCTTTATTAAATAGATCTTTAGTGCTCATTAAATTTGTCCAGTAACTCTATAATATTAATTATCTTCAACTCTAAATTTGAACACTTCTTCTTGTTCTCTCCAGTCTCCTGCTACGTGATAAGAAAGTCTAATCCCATACATATATCCTGGCTCCAGCAGAGACATATCTAAATCAAAGTAGCTGCCAGAGTTATCATATGATAAATATGTGTGGTAAGTAGAGCTTCCCGTAGAGTTGTTTATGACGGTGTGTTCATCTAACATTCTTAATACTTCAAACGAAGCGCTTTGGATAATAGCAGGTTGTATATCAGAAGTTGCAACGGTGTACAAAGTTGGTGCCTTTCCTATCTCCCTAGAAAAAACTCTCAATCTAGCTTGCTCATTTTTTACATATTTTGGTTTTAAATTTGTAATTGCGCTTGTAAACCTAGGGTAGGCGTTAGCGAGCAAGACATTTTCATCATTAAAGCTTTTGACAGAAATTGACCCAGTTTTATACTCACCACCAATTGAGCCAGACCATACATCATGTAGGACACTAGCTGTAGTGTCAATAGCTATTTGAGCTTTGTATATTCCAGTTTGCAGTTTTGACGCAATTGCAGTAGCAAGAGCGTTGCCGGTAGGTGATGAATTAGAGCTAGCATACAACTTAAGAGAAACTACTTCAGTGCGTGGTATATCAGCTAGACGACCCCTTATATAATTATAAAGATACAGATTGTTTAAATTATCTGCTCCACTAGCTATTGAAGAACTAGCATAAAAATTACCTCTATCATCTGCAATTCTAGAATCCCAACGGGCCTCAATTACAGGTTTTTTAAAGAAAAACTCACTAGATCTAGAAAAAAACTTTTTAGTATAATAGCTTCTTTTTGCGCCGGCTGGATTGTGCAAGCTCGGACCAGAATCTAAGCCGGAAGAATTAGATAGGTAGCCCTCTTGACTAGAAGTTAAAAACACTCCAAAACCGTAGTTTGGTTGCGTACCTGCGATCCACTCTTCCACAACAGCTGTAACATCCAGTTCTAGATCTTCGTAACCATCAGTAAAAGTAAAAGTATAGTTTGGCATTGTTTGACCAGCGGTATAAGAAGAAGAGTGATACTCTCCACCTGGCTTGCCCCAAGCTGCTGACCTCTCTCTATTAGTCCAGTTTGAGCCATCTATTGAGTCTCTGGTTGTGTCAGTGTAAGAAACCATATCTAGCCCAGTTCCCTCTTGCCAAGACTGCGACACTGCTAAAACATTAACAGTAATATCCTTTGCTAGTTGCTCAGAATGCCGCGCATTAAACATACGCAGAAAAAAGTTAACGCTTCCAGATGCTGGAATTAGATTTGCTGCTCTATTGGCAGATATTGTACTGACGGGAAACTCAACTAAAAGCCTAGAAAGCTCAACAGAGCCTGTCGCTGCAGAAGAGGTTGTTTGCTGCTGGCCATAAATTGAAAAGATCTCTAGTATATCAGAGGCGCCCATATTTGAGCCTGTTGCTCTTGTAGATAAACCAACACCAAATGCGTTTGTAATCGTGTTATCTTTTGTCGCTGTATATCTTTTTATAGCCATTATCTAACTGTTCCTTTAATATCTGAATTAGGAAATTTTAATTCGTAAACTACATTTTCAGGTGCGTATAAAATTCTACCATCCGCTGAGATATATTGATTTAAATTAATACTATCATCAGAATAAGTACCACCAGACTTATTAGTAATTTTAACATTTACAACATCAACAATTTCATCTAGATTGTTTAAAACATCATAAATTTTAGTAATGTAAACTGGCTGTCCAATGTCTAATTTTTGTGCAAACATTTCTTGTATTTCTGTAATTGCGATGTTTAGAGCTTCAAATTTATCTTGCTCGTAATCTACAACTGCTGTAAAGTTAATTTGAATGTTTATTATCTTTGGGTCAATAATATCAATAGTGTCATTTAGCATTCTATAATTATTAAGCCAAGTCTTAACATTATTTTTAAGAATCTGGCTGGCCACTGAGAAATTTCCATCTGGATCCTCAGCCAGCAAATACATATTTAAATTTCTTTTAAAAGAGTCTTGGTCTCTTAAAATGCTAATTCTCTTTACTTGACCAAATTTTGCCGGCATTCTATAAACAAGGGCCTCATAGTCGCTAGCTGTAACTGCTCTGTTTTGAGAGGCAAAAACATCATTTATTCTTTGTTTAAGTTCGCCAACTGTTGGTAAGGACGTATCACCAGTTATTGGCTCTTCATTAACGCACTCTAGGCCGTTACGAACAAAATCAATTTTTGTGCTAACCGTTGCTGCTGGCTTGAATATAAAAATTGGATTTAATATGTTTGTTAGCCCATTTGTAGCTACATTGGAGCTGTCAGAAGTGTTTTTCCTATAAATAATTCTTAAAGTTGTATTCTCAGGCGCAACTCCAAATTTATCAGACTTAACAAGGTCCGAAGGATCAAAGCTTGTGTCTTGCTCGTAATCTTTACCATGCATTTGTAAAACTACGTTTGATGGATGAGTTAGGTTGTCTGTTTTTAAGCTGGACTCTGAACCATGGCCAAACTTTAAAGTGATCACGCCGTTCTTGTTGGTCGTAACAAACCTTCTTGGTACAGAAGTAGAAACCATAACGCTGGGTACCAACTCTCTTGTGGCATCATCTTTGTTAGCTACAGATCTAAATATAGTATCCTGTGATAAGTAATCAACCTCAAAGTACTCATGACCTTCCGAGTCAACAACTGATACTATCTCTGTAATATTACTATCTGCTAACTCAACAGTTAAAAATCTAGTAAATGAGCCAACTGTAATAAGCTCAGTCTCTTCAATTCCAGACATAACTCTACCATATGCTTTTACTGCATATGCTGTAACTTGACCGTCGCCGGTATTGCTTGTCGCTGGTACAACCTCGTTTCTTGATGCAGCAAAATCAATATCGTCAATTAAAGTAAATACTTGTCCTGAGTTAGACGTAAGCTGGGTGCCCTTTCCTAATATTGGTAAGTAGTCTGTGTCTGGAAGGCCTGCGGCAGTTACCGGAACCAATATATAAAAAGAAACTAAGCCAAATGAATTGGATTTTAGCTTTTCTTTATATCCAACTTGCTCTCCTAGTCTCAATACATTGTCATATTCAATCGCTGTATCTAAAAAAGACTCATTTGTTTGATAATCTAAATAAAAAGAGAGCACATCACCCATATAAGACACAGTATCAAGCATCAAAGAACCAAAAGACGCCTCAGAAAAATCTTTGAAATTGTCTGGATAATATCTTTTTGCATAGTCAACTAAAGACTGTTTTATGGTTGAAAACTCTCGCGATGTATAATTGATTATTTTTTTCTCTTTTTTGCTCATTTATTAATTTGTTTCCTCTGTAGAGAGTATAATACTGGTGTTTAAATTTAAACTGGGTACTCCATAAATAATCTCAATAGATAAAATTTGCGAATCTTCATCAAAAAGCCCTCTAGCGTCAATCGGTTTTATATCTATCTTGTCTATTCTTATAAACGGTAAATACTTTTGTACCTGACTCTGTATTCTAGTTTTAACAGCTGGAACGACCTGCACACTAGGATTAAAAAGAAACTGCCTTAATCCAACCCCGAAATCAGGGTTCATCATTCTTTCACCCGGCGAGGTTAAAAGAAGATTTTTAAAATTTTGTTTTATTTCGTCTTTATATTCTTTTATAAGATGGTATGCACCATCGGTGTCGCTTATTTCAAATGGTAGTTGTGGGCCTATTCCTTTCATTTTTTTATTCCTACAACTCCTCTATGCAAGGATCTTCTGGGCTAAATACATCATCGTGTATCTTTTCTTCTGCTGCATCTATAAGTAGTAACGCGATATAAATCATACCAGGCACGGTGCTTGGTGGGCCAATAACAATTGGGGGAGGCACAAGGCCACCAAAATATGGGGTCATTGATGGAAGCAGGGCGCCCCACAGAGCAGGTAAAAGGTACGGAGATTGGAATATCTCTTTCATTGTATTTTTTGCTTTTCTGTGAAAAATTTCTATTTCTTTTAGAATCTCTTCCAGCTTCTCATTAATTTCTTTAAGTTTTACTGTGACTTCTTCATATTCGCTGATTAAATCATTAAGTTCTTCTAGTTTTGCCAAGAATGATGAAAGCGCTGTTTTATTTTCACCTGGCAGCTTCTCAAAGTACTCACCTCCAGCAACGCTAACTTCACCAATTGCCTCGCCTTCATCATTAGCAACTACCTCAACGGAGCTAGGCTTTAACCTATCATCGTACTCAACTGTCCATTGTTCAGGATCTTCGCCTTCAATATCTATGGTAATTAAATCTTTTACCAATGGTGAGTTAGCGTCTTCTGGATCTGCTGGAAAAGCTAAAGTATTTTTTAATGCGTTGGCTATTGATGCCGCGCTAGTGACCTGCATACCAACTTGCTGCTGTAAGTTTTTCTGTGCTAGCTTGGCGCCGTTTAAAGCAGCTTTAGCTGTATTTAAGCCAGTCTCAACTGCGGCCAAAGCTGCTGTAACAATAGCGTTTGTTGCATCAATTATTCTCTTAGCGATAATCACAGCCGGATCTGTTATCTCAACAAAGTTTTTAAGAACTAAAAACATTGTTTCATATATAATTTTTAAGATCTCTTTGGTCATATCAGGATCTTTACCTGTTGTGCCTCCTAAGTTTCTAATAGCTAAAGCCTCAGATTGATTAGCTAAAACGTCTGGTAAAAATGTATAATCGTTTGAATTTAATAAGTTTACCATCGCCATAAAAATAGTTCTCTTAGACTCATCTAGAATATCTGTTGGTTTTGGTATGAATTTTGTCAAGCCTTCGCCAGCATAGATAAAGCCTAGACCCATGTATGTCTTCATTGGGAACATATAATCGTACATTAATTTAAACTCTGCACTATCCTTCATTCTGTCTACTAAAGTTTGAGAAAGATTTTTATAGAAAAATTGGTGCGGATTATTGACTAAGTGCTTTAATTTGTCAATGTTGTCTTCTTCCGCTAGCTGTGAAGCAAAGTCAATTGATAATGTATCTTGATTCCAATGGCCTAAGCTATCTAGATTGTATTCTTGGCCTTCAATAGAGAAAGTATTTTGACCTTCGTTTATTGTTAGCTCTTGCTCAACCTCTGTAATTGGGATGCTAAGTTCATCTAAAACTTCATATCCATTAAAATCAAATATATTTGGATTGGAAGCTTTGCTTTGCGAGTCAAACAATCCGTAAGGTCGTTGTGATAATATTGCCTTTGACAACCTTGTTCCTAAGGAAGATGGTGTTCCAGAGTCAGGCGACTGGCCTAATATTTCATCAAGCTTTGACGTTAAATCAAAGTTGGCGCCCAAGCGGTTGTTAATAATCTCTGCTGGTATTGTATATGACAATCTTAAGCCAAAGTTATGTTTCTTAAACATAAGTGTGAAACCATATTTCTTATATAACTCGTGTAGTGGATTCAAGCCAGATTGCTGATGTGTCGGGTAAGACAATAAAGTTTTCATAAATATTTCATTATAAAAATAGCTCCAAGCAGATATCGGCACGTACTCTCGCATCTCACATCCAAACACATTATTGTTATAGTTGCGCTTGGCATCAATCTGCTGGAAGACTTCTTCGTAATCTGATGCATCAAAAGTAAACTTAACCAACTTTGGCTCACAAGGCTTGCCAGTAGAGTCAGTGTCAATAGTTTGATATATGTCTATTGTCATCTCTGCTCTTTCTTCTGGTGTAGTATCAACCAATCTAACATATGGCTGGAATAAAACATTTCCTAATTTAGCATTTTGTTTTGTTCCGAATGTTGTTTCACAAAAGTTTTCTTTTGTAAAGGAATGTGATAAGCCTAAAATATCGCGTTGTATCGCAGTTATATTTTTAAAATCACTTGTTTCAGCAGACTTGTTATCAAAAGAAAATGGCAGATCAAAAAATCCATTTCCAGAAGCTACTCTCAGCTGTTGTATTGCGCTAGCTTGAGGATAGTGTATACCAGTAATATACCTGCCTCTAACTGGTAAAGAGTGAAAGAAGTTTCTATTATTTTTATGTAGAATATCTGAAACATCCTGTTCGGTTTTTTGATCAAACAGGTTTTGTTCATTCATCTGCAGAGTTGGTTCTAAAAATCCCTGCTCAGCTGCAATAAAAATATCTTTCTCTTTTTGTCCTCTGCCATAATTCATTGTATATATGTTTGTCTCAAAGCGAACATCTGTAGCAAAATCTACATCTGTTGCCTCAAAAATAGCCTTAAACGCTTGAGGACTAGAAACTTTATCTAGCTCTACTTGTAATTGCTCTAGTTTTTGTTGATTTTCTTTTTCTATTGCTTGATTTTGCACCAGTGGATACTGCTGGGCTAACTCATATTGTTGACGATAAGAATCTAAAATCAAGTTTTGCTCTGCAGCTGCATTTTGAAGTTTTTGTCTTTGCTGAAAAGCATAATTTGCTGCAAAGTATTTTAACTGAAAAGTTTTAAACGTATCGCTGCTTGAGTCTTGATACTGATCATAAAAATTAATTTTAGATTGTAATATTTGTAAGAAAATATTGTAGCGCGCGATTTCCTTATCTAGTTGTTGTATTTTTATTTGAACCTCAGCAGGAGGCTGAATTAAGCCACCATACACAGCGTTTAACGCTACTTGCTGCTGAAGCAATGTTTGCAAATGTTGGTATGTTAAATCATACTCCTCAGCTGATTTATTTATAGCATCTCCAATAATGCTATTATCATTAGCATCATCAGGGTCAAGAGGGGGCGTAGTTGGTGATGGCTGCTTGTTAAACTGAGTAATTGTATACACAAGGATTGTAAATGGATTGGTAAAATCAAGCGTATCTGCAACTGGATAAATTGGAAACTTGACTTCTTCTGGTAGCACAATCAATGTTGCGTCTTCTGGAAGATGCCCTGCAGCAATTGCTTGCTGAAGTAGCTGCTCATCATCTGGTATTACAGGAACGTCTAAAAGTTCCTGTGGAGGCTCAACACCAAATTTTTGATATATTTCTGCTTTTGTGTCAGAGCCTACTTCTTCATCAAGTAAATCAAGCTTAATTTTGGTAACATATTCCTGTTCAAAATCTTGGTCTGATGACTTAAGCACACTCAGTATTAAATCTGTTGTCAGAGCGTTTCTATTTCTGAATATACCAACATTTGACCTAGCTCCTGGGCCTAGATCAAGCGTTTTGTCACCCTCTATTGCTCTCTCAATACTCTTTGCTTCTTTACGAATTAGATACTCTAGACCACTCTGTTCGCCACGTTTTGCTGCAAACTCAACGTCAGATAATCCTTCATCTTTTTTAATGACCTCTGTTGCCATGCTTGTAATCAGCTCCATACTGATGCCCTCTGGCAATTCATTTTGGATGTTGTTTATGATTATATTAATTAACAGCTCAGACTCTATAACATCAGCTATGTCGTAGCTGTCCCAAGCTATAACGCCACTAAAACAAGCTTCTAAGGTAAAAATCTTCACCATCATTATCAATGTGCCTTGGAGCAAAGCAATCCTTCCAGCGTTCTGCTCTGGTGTGTTGTCCTCATACACGTCTCTGCAAACTGATTTTTGATAATAGTCTAGTATTCTTTGCTTTACATTAGCTATGTTAAAGAAGTCTGTTTCAGTATTTTGTAATTCTTCGTTAGACAAGGCAGTGCTTTCTGTTAAAGGATTAACGCACTCTGGATCAGAATTTTTGTTAAACCCTTTAACTCTTAAGATTTTTTTCCATAAATTTCGCATACCTTTTCTGTATTGCAGGCGAGAGTCTTTCAGTCTAGAAAACGACTGATGTATATAAGCAGATTGCAATGCAGGATAGCAATAATCAGCAAAAGCAACTTTAAGTTGGCTTTTTTCTATTTCGCTAAGACCAGCTTGATTGCTGTCTTTGTATTGATTAAGAAGACTATCAATTTTTTGTGATAAAAGTTTACCAAAAATCTGTGCTTTAAAGTTAAATGAATTGTATCCTTTTTGAATTCCTAAATCTGTTTCTGTGTTGTATTCAGAAACAATTCTCTGGCTAATCGGACCAGACGAATCCGCATATAGATTATTAATAAGACTTTGTAAGTCTTGCGGCAAAGGCTTAGCTAAATCAAAATTAAATTTTTGACTTGCTATCTTGCTTGGAGAGTCAATAATATTAGGTGGTGTGCTTCCTTGTTGGCTAGGCCTAATCACTGCTTTTGCAATTTTAGAAACATTGCGCACAGAATCAAGCTGCAAATTTATGTTGTTTTGTAGAGGAGCGCCGACATTTTGATATAGCAAGTCGTCTTGTTTCACGGTCTCTTCTACAAGGGCCTCAAAATTAACATACTGATCAATTATGTCTTGATAATTAAAATCTTGTGTAAACAATGCTGCGACCGACTGAACGTCTAAACCTGCGCTGGTGCCATTAGAATTTAACTTTGCAGATGTAAACGGCATATTAACCTTAATGACGTCAGCATCAAATTTATGAGTTTCTAAATTATCACTTATAATTCTTTCTGGAAACAGGCTAGCATCACTTCCTAGTGCTGGTGGCAAGGCTTTAACGGCTGACGTAAACCCAAGGTTTTGGTCAAACTCTGTACTACTCTGCAAACGATCAAGCATTTCTTTATTAACTGGGTCGTTGTTTAAAGCAAAAAAGTCATACATATCTTGACCGGTCAAGGCTAATGGATGATTTTCTGGTATAAAAACTTGGTCAAAGGCAATATACATCGGTAATATTTGATATTTTTGGTATTTTGCTAGATTATCGTCATCTTGACCAAGAGTGGCCTCTTCGCTGTCTTCGGAATCAATAGTTAAGAACGAAGAGTCTTCATTAGCAACACTAACTTCGCCTCCACGCTCGGCAAAAACAACTCCTTTTACACCATCTAGCGAATTAAAATTAGGAAACAACTCGCTTAGACGATCGTCTGTTAATCCTAAAGCTTCAGCAACAGTCAGCTCCATAAAGGCGTTCATCCAGTGATGAACCTTTCTTTGGCCAGGTCTGTGTCTTATTCTCGCGTTAATTGTTTCTAAAGCACTTTTATCTGCTAGCAGCTCAATAAGCCTAATAAAGCCGGGTGATATTTTAGAATACCGTCTATAAGTATTATCTGCAGCGTTAACAGCTTCTTCACTTGGTATGCTTCCACTTGGAATGCAAACTGGAAATTGTGTATCAGTCAAGATTGGATCTCCATTTAGGGTTTCGCGGTCCAAGTCGTATCGGCTAGCAGCATCGTCGTCATTGATTATCAAAATATCGTTAGTGTCGCCATCGTTGTCTTGAATAGTTGATCCGCCCCACTCTCTAAAGCCCCCTCCTCGGTTTTCCATAAGAACCCCTGTAAAATAAGACATTAAAGCGTACCAACGATTACCATTACCATTAATATCTCTTAATTTAGTATCTAATGGATAAACTTTGGCTGTATAGCGCTGTCTTTTGAGGCCTAGGCCAACCCTTTTGGGACCCTGCAAAGGCCCGAGCGTCCCACCTTTTCTGTTGATTCTAAGCAAGTCATCAGTTGTAACAACCAAATCTTTCATATATGCTGGCTTAATATCTTCGTTAACATAATCAGAAGTTATTTTTTCTGCCAATGCTTCTTTTTCCTCTGTAGAAAGCGATCCGACAATGCCTTCATAATCTGTAAATTCTGCTTCAGACGCGGCAAAGCCAAGATAATCAGCATATGCCTGTACAATTGCATCTTTTGCGCGTTTTTGTATTTTTGTAAAAGCGTTAGTGCTGCTTGATTCTTTAAGTATCATACCAATGTGCACGGGCTCAAACCATTCAGTTTCTTCTAAAAACTTATCTGGATCTTCAGGATAAACAGAAACATCACTAAAATCAGATAATATGTCTTTATACGCATTTTTAATATTTGATGATCTTATTTCTTGCTCTGTTTTCTGCTCGGTACTGTTTTCTGGCAAAAAATATCCTGGCTTTGTAATGTACCCACCATAGTGAATAAACTTATTGTAAGTTATAGGATAAAATTTTGCTCTAACGCTATCTGGCACAGTTTCATCATATGGATTACCAATGTAGGCAAAACAAGTTTTTACAAACGGTTTCTTGTTTAGATTTCTAAACATACCGT